CAGCCAGTTCCATGTCTTTTCGTAAATCTCCACAGCGTAATTTTCCTGCCCGTTCTTCTGGGGTGCTTTGAGGTACTCCTTGGGAGCGGGCATTTCTATGCCTTTGAGATTGGCCGTTGGCAATACCGTCACTTTGTTTGTCTTGCCCTCGTTGATTTTATCGGCCAGGGCTTTTTTCTTGCGCCCTGCTCCGGCCCTGGCACCGCCCCTATTGGTTCCATCTTTAGCCATCTTCATCACTCCTTTCGACCTTTGATTTTTTCAAACGTTTTTTCAAACAGAATCAGCATTTTTCAAAGAAATATAGCAGTCCGTAAATCTCAATTATCCCCGTCCGTACAAGGGATAAACCCACTGTGAGCGTCACTGCCTATTCCCCTATTTGAAAAACGCTTTTTTTGCATGGGCCCCCACGCCGGACGGGCCATCGGGGGCTTTTAGAGATTTCGACCGCCCCTGCCCCTCAGTCACTTTTGCAGCGCTGGTGAACCTTCTCGTGACAGCTGATGCACAGGCTTTGCAGATTGCTCTCATCATGAGTGCCGCCATCTGCCAGCGGTTTGATGTGATGCACCAGCTTGGCCTCGCTGAATCGTCCCTGACTCTGACACCGTTCACAAAGCGGATGACTGCTGATGTAGCGGTTCCTTATCTTTCGCCAAACCTCATCGTACCGCTTGTGGTGGTTGTAACCACGGGCAAAGTGCTCGTAGTGCCGCTCCATCATCTTCCGATGGTCTTCGCAGTAGCCGCTCTTGTGGTCAGTCAGCTTTGGACAGCCACCATACCGACATGGACGCTTTGGTTTCATTGGCATAGAATTCACCTCCGTCCATAAAAAATGCCCCTGAGGTTTTCCTCAGAGGTAATTCTTCATGCTATTAGAATATCAGATTTGGCAAGTAGTTTCGTCCACGATATTACTCATTACTCGTCTCTGTCCATAAAAATTGCCCCTGAGGTTTTCCCCAGAGGCAATTCTTCATGGTATTAGAATATCAGATTTGGCAAGAGGTTTCGTCCGTGATATTACTCATTTGCCATAAAGTAAAATCGTTAAATGTTCAAGGGCACGATTCTTGCGGTTGTACGCTGAACTCCGTTCAATGCTGAAATACTCACAGATTGCATAGACTGCACTCTCCTGGGAACCACCATCATTTTGATAGCAGGCTTCCAGCACGAACCGCTCACCATCTGAGAGTTCTTCCCATGCCGGCTTGAACCAGGCCATATATTCCACAGCCTGCCGATACCGTTCTTTCAGCACATTTATTTCCTCGATGGCACTTACCATTCTGTTTTCAGCAGCTGAAGGATTATGACTCTTGGGCATTCCATCCAACTGGCTGGTGCTAAGCCCCACCTGCTTATCCTTCGCCCCAGCAATCTCTTCTTCCGTGTGGTCAAGGATGTACTGCATACTGCTGTAGTCCTTGATAGCTTTTATTGCGGCAGCTCTCTTGTCCAGATATTGCCAAATGATATTCATGTACTTCCATCCCCTTTTCTTCTGCCAGTAATTTTTCCTCCAAAGCTGCCGGATTAATGTCAGTCAGAATCCCAAACCAGCCAGACCGTATAAACCTGATGACCTCGGACTTTATCCGACGGTTCCCTGCGGCTGACCTGTAATCCTTTACCGCTTGTTCTATTATGGCATTAGCCAAATTTTCATATTCTCTCTGAAAATCCATACCAGTCAGCTACCTTTCTTTTCACCTGCAATGTCTGAGTGCAGCCCGCGCCGTGGGATCGCTATATCCTTCCCCGTTTCTTTGCTTAACACGATGCATTCCCAGCTGCTTAACCTCGATATGAATCCCCGGTTCCTCTGCCCATTGCTTTTCCACAATCTCCCGAACCACCTGGGCATCATCTTTCCAGTAACCGCACTTGGTCATGCAATCCTTCAGCATCTTCTGGAGGTTATCGGTGTCCGGCCGGGTTATGCGCCATTCTCCGCCTTTATGTGATTTGCCAACGGGAAACAGCCATGTGGTACGAAGTTCCAATGCTCCCTGCATAGGTTCTGCCGGTTTATATGCTGCAAGGCTATTCATCAGCAGTGCCTTGGCTTGTTTTAAGTTTGCCGGTTCATAGAACACTGGTCTGCCATGGATAATCCTCACGGACTTTTCCTGTGCCGTGGCTGTTGGTGGGTTGATGTCTAAAAAGAATCTCATGTTTTTCCGTCCTTTCCAGCTCTGAAAAATTTTGAAAACCCTTAGTCCCATGTTTCATGTGGGGAAGGGCGGGCTATTTAGCCCTTCCCACACATGGAACACACATAGGAACGAAGTTACTATATATAAGCCCTATTTCCTTTCACGGAGGAAAAGCGATTATATTCGCTTTTCATTTTCAGCTATTTTTCCTACAATTCCGCCCTTAATCCAGTACTCATCTTTGACCTCTTTAAGTCTGTCCCGGACGCATCTGGGACTCACTCCGATATATTCTGCCATTGCCTCCACGGTTACCGGGGGATTGATTGAGCAGACCTGAAATGCCATATCAATGGACGCCTTACGTTCCTCAAAAGTCGTATATTTTCTGCTCTTGGAGAGATTCCCCATAGGGCTGCCCTCAGCGTGTGCTTTGCTCAAATAGGATTTCTCATCCAGGCGATGGATAGGATATTCAAACCAAAAATTTACCGGCTTGATATTTTCAAACTCACGCAGGTTAGATTCCAGCCGCCATGCCGTGGCATTCCCATCACGAACAGTATTCTTGAGTTCATCCGACAACTCCAACTGAATCATATCAAGCTGCGCATCCGGGTCACGAGCAAATACTCCGGAACCAGATGCCCTGTCCATTGCCCGTTTAGAACCTTGTGCTCCTTTGCTATGATGATGGCAATATATAATTGAGCAGCCTGTCTCGTTGCAAATCTTATCAAACTGATTACAAAACTGCCCCATCTCGGAGGCACTATTTTCATCGCCGGTAATGACCTTGTAAATCGGGTCGATGACAATGGCATCAAAGTGCTGGTCGCGCACCCGGCGTATGAGTTTTGGCACCAGCTGGTCTAAAGGCACTGCATGACCGCGCAGATTCCAAACCACGATACTGTCCATGTTTTCCTTGGGCATTTTGAGGGCATCGTAAATCTTGAGGAAGCGGTTAATGCAACTGGCAGGGTCAATCTCGAGGTTCACATACAGCACACGTCCCTTTCGACAGGAAAAACCAAGCCACGCTTTTCCCTCGGCTATGGCCACGCAAAGCTCCATCAGCAGGAAGGACTTACCTGCCTTGGACGAGCCGGAGATAAGCATCTTATGTCCTCGCCGCAAAATCCCCTGAATCAGTTCTTCCGGCAGTTCCGGCGGGTTGTCTTTGTAATCTGCGAGGGATTCCATGGCTGGCAGTTCATCGGTCACGCCCTCCACATAATCCATCCATTCCGTCCATGATTTCCTACCGATATTGATTGCCGCCAGATACTGTCGGTTGCCATTTCTCGTAAGCCCCGGCATTCTGGAAAGCCGCGAAGGATTGCGGTTCTGCTTATCTATGGCCACGCCCTGCTTTTCGAGGAAGTCATACAGAAACTCCACCCGCTTACGGTATTCCTCATAATCTACAGCATCTACGCGCACAATGGCATGGAGGCTCTTGCCACCGCTATGCACCAAGGCGGCAATCGGCAGTTCCAGCTTGCGGAAGATTACATCCTGTTCGGCAATGGGCAGAGTATCGGATTCGACCAGGGCAAATTTGAAGCTGGTGACATTTTCGTTTTTTACGCCCTCACCATCCAGCGGATTGAAGCGAATCCAGCCACCGACTTCCGGTTTCCAATCACCGACTGTCGCGCCAATATCATCAGGGTGTTTTCTAAGGGATGCAATCAGCTCACCTGCCGTGCGGTCATATACGCCTTTGCTAGGGAGCCACCGACCTTCGCTGTCCTGCCAGACATCACCTGTTACATAACCCACCCGGTCATTCTTATCAAAGAGCAATTCCAGATAGGTAATCAGGTCATCTACCGGATTCCAGGCATCCGGCGGGGTAAAGCCGTTAAATCCATCGTTGCCGTCATACTCAATAGTGTCATCCCAGGCCATCGGTCCATCCGCACAAAGTGTCCATCCACGGTCTTTGGCCATCTGTATAATAGTGCCGCCTTTAACGGGCGTTGCTGTTCCATTGAACCCTGCCCATTTCTTTTCACATTCTCCGGGATGATACCGCTTGTCGTTACGACTCCAATCGTCCCAAATCGAGCAGGGATATCCCTCCTCCTTAAGCGCCATGCCTACCTGTATCCATTCTGCTCTGTCCAACGTAGATACATCGAGACTGCCCAGTGCAGCTAAAATATTGTTATCCATCAATCACACAACCTTTCCTGGTACATAGAGTGCCGGATTTATCCCTCTGGGGATGCACCAGCGATTCACTGCTAATCTTGAAATCAGGCGATTAGCATCGGCAAACTGCCATGTGCCTACCTGCCGGAAACCGAAACGTTCCAAACAGCGTATCTGCTTTGGCGTTGCCAGCCCTTCATCCTGACGGCGTTTCAGCCGGTCAATCAGCAAAGAAGCCAGTCCGGCATTTTCCACTGCATTTGGAAATATGCCCCGCCTTTCCAAAAACGCCAGCTGCTTTTCTGATGGCGGCCCCATCTCCCAAGGGAAAGTCGGCTCGTAACCTGCCAAATCCTCAGCGGCAATGGAAAGCGCGTATTGTATGGGGTCTACCAACCTTTTCTTTTTGCTCCGCATCTGAGCCAGTTCTCTGGCTAGTGCCTGTTCCCGTTCCTTTAGCACATCCTGCTCAGCCGCTTCCTCAGCTTCGATAAGGTCGAACTCCTCCGGCGATTCTGCCATCTGTTCATCCATTGCTTCAGCAATTTTTTCATTCCTGGCAATGAGCGAAGAAGGCTTGCAGAGGTCGTGCCGTTCTGTCAGCCAAAGGAAGTCCAGCAATAACAGTTCCGTTTTTCCCGGTGACAGGCGCATTCCCCGCCCCACCATCTGCTGGTAGAGGCTTCGTACCTTGGTCGGTCTAAGCACCACCACACAATCTACTGCCGGACAATCCCAGCCCTCGGTCAACAGCATGGAATTACACAGTACATCGTACTTTCCTTGTTCAAAGGCTGTGAGGATTTCCGTGCGATTTTCGCTGTTGCCGTTAACCTCTGCGGCTTTCAGTCCGTTGTCATTTAGCATTTGGCAAAATTTCTGTGACGTCGCTATAAGTGGCAAAAAAACCACCGTTTTTCTGCCAGTACAATACTGTGCCATTACCTTGGCAATCTGCATGAGATATGGCTCCAAGGCACAGCCAATATCGGCAGCATTGTAATCACCACCGGTAACACCGGCCTTGCTGATGTCTACCTTCAGTGGAATCATTCTGGCTTTTACAGGTGACAAGTAACCTTCCCTAATGGCCTTGCTCATGGAATATTCATAGGCCTGCGAGTCGAAGAACTGCCCCAAGGTCTGCTTATCTCCCCTGTCCGGCGTTGCCGTTACACCGAGAATATTTGCCTGCGGGAAATGCTCCAACACACGCTGATAGCTGTCCGACAAACAATGATGTGCCTCGTCTACGATAATGTCCTGAAAGTAATCTTGCGGAAAAGTTGCCAGCCTTTTCTCCTGGCTAAGCGACTGCACCGAGCCAACTGTCACCGGCAGAAAACTATCTACGCTGTGACTGCTCCCCTGTTCAAAAACGACATCCAAGCCTGTTACCATTTTCAACTTATCTGCTGCCTGGGTTAGTAATTCCCCGCGATGTGCCATGATAAGCACCCGATGCCCCAGATTTACCTGATGTTCTGCCACCGAAGAAAACACGACCGTCTTACCCAGTCCTGTGCTGAGCACGAGGAGCGTCTTGCGATGCCCCTCGCTCCACTCAGTCAGGACAGCCTGTTTTGCTTCGGCTTGATATGGCCTAAGCTCAAACAATCTGCTGCCGCCTCCTTAAAACGGAATCTGCCCATTACTCATGGGAATCGTTTCACCAAAAGCAGAATCTGTCTTGGGGAAGTTTTTCTCGTCGTAATCGTAGAAGCGGTCCACATCATTAGCCTGCTTTTCGTTGCCATCCCGGTCGTTATATTTGCGCGGTTTGAAATGTGCACGCCCCTTGGCGCCGATAAGATTGTCCCAGTTCATCGCCAGTTTCTCGCCTTGCTTTTTCCTACCGATAGCACGGAAGAATGCGGAGATGCGCCATTCCAGCATACGGTTCAAAATAAGATCGGTGCGGATGCTGGCCACGCCTTCTTCGGTCTCCACCTGCAGAGTAAGACTGGCCTTGTTGCAGGCCTGCATTTTGGCACTCCCCGGAAACCTGCCCCGCTCAAAATTGGACACCACGAAATTGTAATCGCCCTCCGGCAGAATGATGAATTTCTGCCCATCGTTTTCGATTACGTCATTCCAGTCCATACCTACATTGTTGTTTGCCAATTTATCAGCCATTATTTGCTGCCCCCTTTTCCTCGCGGTTCTTGGTTATCAATTCCATAATCTGGTTCCAATATTTGATGACATACCCAAAGACGAACTCATCCGGATATTCATCAATAGTTGTGGTAATCGGGTATTTCCCTCTGGCCGCTACCACCTGCTGAATTTCCGCCTCCGTTACACCGGCCTTTTCCAAAACCTCGCGTAACGCTTCAGCGGCAGTAGGTTCTGCTTTGGTCTCCGTCGCAGAGGATTGGCCCGGTTGCTCTGCAAAGATATGGGCAATGTGCTTATAATTCAGTTCCAGCACTTCCGGCAGATGTACACGATTCTTGGCATCCCACGCGGGATGGTGGCTTGTGTACATCACCCGCTTGCCGCCCTGGGCTTTCTGCGTGTTGTTCTCCGAAGTCACCACAAAGGTCTGATAATTGCAGAATAACAGCAAATCACACCACTCTTTCAGCAGCGGAGCAACCTGTTTGGAGAGTTTCATCTCCCAGCGGTCATAGGCTCCCATCTCATCCGGCTGTTCAAACTTGCGCATCTTGGCATGGGCTGTAATCACGACATGGATGTTTGCTGCAATCACTTGGTCGAAGACATTCAGCAAACGGGTAAACTCCTCTGCCAGATAGGTATAGCCCTTGCCATAACCGAAAGACTCAATGGAATTTTGCTTGTACTTGGTGCATAGGAAACTTACAATAAGCTGTTCTGCCCAATCGGCAGTGTCCAGAATCAAGGACTTGCATACATTCGGTGTTGCTGCCACTTCCTGTACAATCGCCAGCAATTCTTCCCAACTTTGTGGCTTATCGATACGGCGAACATCCATTTGGGCAGTACCACCCTCGGTGTCGATAAATAGTGGGTCTGGAAAACAGGCGGCCAGACTGGATTTGCCGATACCCTCTGAGCCGTAAATAACGACCTTTTGGGCACGGTTGATTTTCCCCTTGGTAATGTTAAGCATTTACATTCCTCCCCTCAGCGAATCCGCAGACTCCGCCCTCTTGTTTCTAGATGCGCACCCGGCACAGTTGCACCATCTTTCAACGCTGCATACAGGGCTTCGTGGTTTACTTCTGTATGCGCAGGCACAATGGTAAGATATTCAGCCGGAATCAAGTCCTCATTGTCCACCTTAAGCGGTGCCTTGCCACCATTTTTCTGAACACTCATCACGCCGTATTTGGTCGGCACTTTCGTCTTGCCCATAGCATCCAGATTCTGGCGATACCATTCCTTGATGCGTTTAATCCGCGCCTCAAGAACGGCCTGTTGTTTTTCGAACCGCTGTTTCTCCTGCTTATAGGCAGCAGCATACTGTTCCAGCGACTTAATCAGGGCGATGCCGTTGGCGCATTTTTCCTCCAACTCGCATTCGATAGATTCCAGACCATCTTCCAACAGTGCCAAATCCACCGTGTCATCCAACACCAGTTCAAAAAGATTGTTGTACCCTGCGGCAAGTTCATACAGTGGTCTTGCAGGCATAAGATTTCCCCCTTCCGCTTTCAAAAATCGCAACTTCATCCACAGAATCTCCCGGCACAATGACCGTGAGCTTTACCGGACTTCCCATGAGAAAACGCAACAAACGCTCTCTCATGGTCAGCTGACGACAGGTTATGATGCCGCCATTCTCCTTTCCCTTGGATACCTTGATGTTCAGTGTGTGTTTCATACTGATTTTCCTTTCTGAAGGGCTGATTTTTTTATATGATTTTTTTGCCCTTCACCTAATAGCCACGGGGAATCCAAAACTTCGTGGTTTTTTAGAAAAAATTTTTCCGCTCGGGCAAATATTTTTTCAAACGCTGATAAATCCGCCGCATACGATCCGATACAGTATTCTCAGCCACACCTTCCTGACGGGCGATATCTACCTGTTTCATCCCCTCCCAGAACACACGCCGCAAGAGTTCCTGTTGCTGGGGACGAAGTTTTTGGATGGCATGATAAAGCTCCGAATAATCCTCCCCCATCAGTTCAGATGGCACATCGGACAAATCCCCTGGCAATTCATGGTCTATTGTTGACATCTGTAAATGCCGACGGGTTTCCGCACGATTTCTGTTGAATGTAGGCGCATTAACCTCTTCATCCAAGATTTCCTGAACCGTACGCCGAGCAACCGCAGACTTATCCTCCGCTGCCTCCATTCGTTGCTGGTAATCCGTTTCCACCATTACAGAGCACTCCTCATCCGGAACCTCCAGCGTTGTAGGATGGAATTTGTCCTCGTAGTACATTGTGATTTTCATGATTGTGTCCTTTCCCCCGAGTGGGCAAAGGACACAGAAAAAGGCCTGTGAACCTTGGAGTCCACAAGCCTTTACAAAATGAGCGCAGAAGGACAAGGGTACTCCACTACAGACTGAAGCCCATCTTTATCTGAGGCCAATACAGTCTGTATGAATATCCTTTGCCCTATTGCAACTCAGGCATCGATATTATTTTTTGATTTATAGAAAAAATGTCAGTCTAACTGAAATTAGTTATCAACACGCAAAAAAGCCCGACAAACGATCATTTCTGACCGCCTGTCGGGCTCGTATGTCACATTCGCATCGTGCTCCGTACTTAGGCTTAATCTCTATATATGCTGATTTCCCGTTTACATCTGGGACATTTGATAATATAATCTGCTAAGTCTTCTACAACTTTTATTGATACATGCGTATGCGCTATGGTTCGGGGATTTCCATCCATAAGTCGCTGATGACAGCATGGGCATAAAAGTTTCTTTCTCATAAAGCTACCTCCGTAAATTAGGAAACCAATGAAATTTCAGACTTCACAAGGCCAAGTTTATGAAGCTTGATATCTACTGACTGACATGAGACATCATATGCTTTTGCCAATTTTGACAAGAAAATATTATATGTATCCTGAAAAGACCTGCTATCCTCCATGTACTGTGGTGAATATCGTTCATCCAAGCCATACCGCTTTAACAACCGTTTTGCATAAGGAACAAAAGTTGCTCTCGGCATAGCAATAGCTGCAGCAAACACATTAGCCTGATGCTCACGGAAATCCTCTTCCGTAACCAAGGAACGCTTGCTACACGTTAAGTAGCTACGAAAACACTTGACTAGCTGCTTATTGATTTCCGAAGCCCCAAAAAGAGATAGCGCTTGTCTGCGATATACGTTAGCGTGCATCCACGCATGCCCACATTCATGCAAAATCGTAAACCGCATAAATCGATGCAATTTGTCGTCACAAGCCGTATCTTCATGGATGACTATCGTATTGGCAGGAACCCGGATTAGATGAATCGTCCCGTCTTCTCTATACACGGGCAGGCATTCATCGTTAAATACCATTGCTCCAACAACATTATTATCCGGAGAAGCTATACGTTGGTATTCTATGTCAATCCCCATATATGTTTCAGCAAAATGCTCAGGATTCACAGGCATAGGCTGTTCTAGCAATTTCGGTTTATAATCTCTTAGTAGTTCCTCAACTAAATCCTCAATCTCCACGTCTCTGATAATTGGTGTTTGATCAGGGCGATGAACCTTGCTCCATTTAAATTCTATCATTCGTTCTTCTCCTGCCGTTCTGCTTTCCTTATAAAGTCTTCCCAATCCTTTTTCTTAAGTATGCCTTTGTTAGACATACGGAGAGCACATCGAGCCATATAACCGATGTCTGTATACATCATAATATCGTCGATATCCTCAGGAATATCCCCACGCTTTTTAGCCGCCAGGTCATAGATATGTTCCTTATCCTTTTCCGGCAAATTTAAAAAATCACAGAATTTCTCTATCTTCTCCGCATCAAAAGGATTTCTACGACCTTTTTCAATATCGCTCAGCATAGACAACGAAATACCCAGTTCTTTTGAGATATCCCTGAGCGTAAGCTCTCTGCTATCCTTAAGCCTTTTGCTACGTATGAACTGCCCGAAGTCCATGTGTTCCTCACGCAT